TGACCTCTTGATCAGTCATCTCACGTCCAACAGGTTGCTGTGGTTCTAGTTGGGATTGATACCTAAAGTAAGCATCGACCAGATCTTTAGACTCCATGGAAGAAAGTTTCTCCAGGGTCTCAGCACTGAGTTCACCGGATTCTGAGAACTCAGAGTCCAGCGTTCCAATAAACTCAACGCCTTCATCAGTTTCTGAATCGTTTGCATCCTCTTGAGCAGGTTCATCTTGAGCTTGCTCTTCAGTTTGGGTGTCTTGTGATCCCAGTTTCTTTTGCAGTTCAATGTAAGCTTGCTCTAGATCTTGAGCAGACTTGTATTTACCCGCCAGTAGTTGATTCTGCGAGTCTTCCATTGCCTGACCAATGGCAAGGGTTTCAGCATCACGTTCTTCTGCGATCTGAATTGCTTGCGGATCGTTACTAGGATCGTAAGTTAGAAGTTCGGCCATGTATTATTGGGGTGAAACTGCCTCAGCAATTAGTGCCTCAGCATTAGGATTTTTAGAAGGATCAGCGATAGGTGCTTTCAGTAGTTGAGGTGCCATCTGCATCTCTGCCAGTTGCTGTTCTTGTGCGTTAGCAGCATCAGCTTCGGCTTGCCTATCTTCAACGCTCTTGACAAGGTTCAATACGTCGATACCTTGTGCAGCAGCAAGACGTTTGATTGCTTCGTCTGCGTTGATGTACTGCATCATAGCTTCAGGACCAAGGGTCTGAGCAACAGTAGTAATAAACGCAGTCAAAGACTCACGGTCTTGACCACGACCCAGAGCATTGATACCTGCAACGATTGTAGGTGCCACAAGATCCTTAGGATACTTGGGCAGCTGACCGCTGCGAGACAGGACCAACAGCTTGCGGTTGAGATAAGGGACAAGGAACTCAACAGTCAGCAGGGAGAACAAGCCGCCCAGTTGTTGTTCAAGTTCAAGTTGTGTCAGCCGTACCTCTTCAGCAGTAGTCCGTTCAGACTGACGCACAGTCAAGACAAGGAACGCTTCAAGGATGCGACGCTCAAGGGTCTGCATCATCTGCAGGGCTGTTGAGAAGTCAGCAGTCTTACCGACTTGGATGACACCGATGTCTTCAGGTCGTCCTTGTACGATAGCTCCGTTGCCTGCCTGGGCGATTGTCTGTGGCTTGGTAGTAGAAGACGGACTGACCACAAAGACCACCTTAGCGGCGCTTGCAGAGCCCTCTACCATTGCCTGCGACAGAGCGTTGAGTGACTTGAGATCCCCAAGGAACTCTTCGACACGTCCACGTCCGTAGTTCTCACCGTCAACAGAGTTGAACCGGAGAACCAGCCAAGGGTTTGCATCAGCAGGTGCCTTACCATCTGTCTTCGGAATGATTTTGTCGAAGACTTCTTGGTGCCACACCCATCGATTGTTATCTAGCTTGACGTGAGTATAGATCTCTACGTCATCTCCATGAGTACCGTAGGTTTTACTGGACACAGAGTTAGTTGTGTGCAGATCCTGCAGTTCTTTTGGAAGCAGTTGTTTGTTAATAAGTTCTTTGGTTACGATCTCAATTACGTTACCATTGCCGTCACGTTCTACGACGTAGCGGTTGAGTGGATAGTGTTTGATCCCATCCTTACCCATAAACATCAGCGCATTTCCACCAACCACCAGGTGTTTGATAGCTTGGTGAACAGCGACACGATCACTTGAGGAAGCAATCGAATCCATCACCATGCGTTCCATCTTGGCAAAGCTAAGATCTAGTTCAGACCGGATCTCAGCAGGCAGTTCAGTGCCGAGCTTGTCGTCACGGATCTGCAGCTTAAAGAATGAAGTCTGAGGCGGAAGCAAAGCAAGCATCAGTTTAGATGCAAGAGTTACTACCGATTTAGATCCAACACTTTGCCAAGGTTGGCGTAGAGTTTTATGTGTAGGTCGTATCTCATCACGTTGGATAAGATACGGAAGGGTCAGTTCAGAACACTCAACTGCGATGTCAAGAAAGTGTTGCCGGTAACTACTTAGATGATCGTACCTGCTACGTGCTTTCATTAGCCTAGGTTAGTTGAAGATCCTTGTTGTTGTTGTGCAATACGCAAGCGGTCCATACCACGTGCGCCAGTGCCACGAG